ATGTGGGAGTACCACCTGCAAATTTCACTGCAGTGGAAGTGTCAGTACCCCACGTGGCAGTGTAAGATCCCGAACCACCCTGCACCACAATAACAGAGACCGATCCTCCGGTGGGTAGACTGGTTATAACAAATCCTGTGCTAGCTGTTAGGGTGACTTTATGCACAGGTGCTAGAGCACAATTGATTGTGATGGTTGTGCTGGCTGTTAGTGTATTAATTTTTTCCACATAGCCTGCATTGAATGTCACTGTGCCATTAGCAGTTAATCCATTAGAAGTTATTAATCCGGCATTAGTTAAAGAGAATATGGTGGCATCATAAGCACTGTTAATAATCTCCAATGCACCAGTTGAGTTAACACGGAATGATTTGCTACCATTAGTCACACCCGATGTGGTGTTGGTTGCTTTTAAGAATTCAAAGTAGCCGATGCCACCATTGGTATCTTTACCTGTGGCAAATATTGCCACACCAGCAGCTGATGCTGGATTATAGGTAATATTAACAGCATTGTTGGTGGTTGTGGTGGTTACTGATAGCGTGTTGGCAGTGAATGCTCCACTGACATTCATTGCATCATCTACTTGTATTGCAGATGATTCTGATGAAGAAATATTATTGGTAACGAATGTGTTGGCAGTCAGTGTTCCACTGACATTCATTGCATCATCCACTTGTATTGCAGATGATTCTGATGAAGAAATATTATTAGTAACGAATGTGTTGGCAGTCAGTGTTCCACTGACATTTAATCCATCATTGATTTGTACAGCAGTGCTGTCTGCTGAAGAAATATCATTAGTGACAATAGTGTTTGCAGTCAGAGTACCACTGATTGTGGCAGTGCTATCAGTTTTTAATGTATTAGCAGTCAGTGAGCCACTGACGTTTACAGCATCGTTGATCTGAATAGCAGATGATTCTGATGAAGAAATATTATTGGTAACGAATGTGTTGGCAGTCAGTGTGCCACTAACATTCACACCATCGTTGATTTGTACAGCAGTAGAATCTCCAGAACTGATATCGTTGGTAACAAATGTGTTAGCGGTCAGAGTACCACTCACATTTAAAGCATCGTTGATTTGTACAGCAGTGCTGTCTGCTGAAGATATGTTGTTTACTGAAATGCTGTCAGAACTAAATGATCCTGCTGTTAGTGCTCCTGTAACATCTAAAGCTCCGGTCACATTGGTATCTGCCATTAATTCTATTACCCCTGTGCCATTTGGATTCAATAGTATATTAAAATTAGTTGGTGTGCTGATTGTAGTGTCATTGAATATTAATGAGTTTATGGTAGCAGTGCCTGTGATTAAGGTATCACCGACTACTTCTAATCCATCTCTAACACGAAACTTATTATTTGCCACAGGTTTCTTCCTTTATACTATGTCTATGACTTTCTTTTTATAAAAACAATTAAACGAGCACACACTCGCAACGAGTTATTACATTGAAAGAACTAAACAATATGAATATTTATGTTATAATTGTGCGTTTTTACCACTAATTTAAGGTTCTTTTGATTCTGGGTCTTGGCCAAACAGCACCTGAAGATGGTCTTGGTTTGTAGTTTATTTTAGGAAACACACTGCCATTCGCTTCACGCTCTTTTTTGTAGTAAAGATATAAGTTAGGTGCTCCCTGTAGATCTTGACCATCTGTAGGACCACCCGAAGTGGCAGTTAATTGATTAGATTTTGCAATTGCAGTGATATATTCTTTGGCACGCTCTTGATTCATTTCAGGATAAATTTCCAATGCACAAGCAATTACACCACATACCTGAGGAGAAGCCATACTGGTTCCAGAATATTTGCCTAAGTAATATGTTACACCGCCCGGTGCTCGAGTTTCACTTACTCCTGAAGGCAATGAGCTAATAATGTATGTACCAGGAGCCCATATGGTCACCGCGGGTCCGCAATCGCTATACAACACTTTTTGATCTGGATTCACGCTATCCACAGATCCCACAGTGATAGCTGGTAGATCGTAAGTACCGTTGGTAGTATCATCTAGAGCTGTAGGACTGGTACCTCTCATATAGTAATAAGGAGAAGCCACACTGCCTGGATATCTATTGGCCATTTCAAACGTGTTATTCCAATCTAAACCACCCGGCACTTCGTGTTTCCATCTTCCGTTACCAGCAGCACCTACCATGATTATGCCTTCATCATAAGCATCTTCTATATCCACATCCATCATGCTTACTCGAGCAGGTATACGCTGTCCTGCTATGAATCCCCAAGCATTCAATTGAGCAGTAGTGAAAGATGTGCATGAAACAGTTTTACGATTGTTTGCACCCAGTTGTAGATATATTTGATTTGGAGTAGCTTCATAGAATACCCATTCATTCACCATTCCTGGACTGTTTAATGTACCTGAAGAACTAGCATTTCCTTCCATTCGAATTCTGTAAGTTCTATTAGGAGCAGTGCCTTCAGTACCATAATAGATTCTCTGCACAGAGTTATCATCAGCACACCACATAATTTTAGGTATGTTAGGATTAGAAGCACTTAAATTTGAATAGTTTGAAGAACCAGAACCAAATGTTACATAGTGGTTTGTACCCACGTAGACGGTACTGTAAGTAATTCCCATAAATTTAATTGAAAAAGGCAAGTTAAGAATCCAATATCCGTCATCATTATTACCTGCTGTCGGTGTGGTAGAAGCAGTTAAACTGGCTGCTCCTAACAAACTACCTGTTAGTGTGGTCACTGTGGCAGCATCTGTTATGGTAGGATCGTTGTCTATTAAAATATCCATATCAAATGCATACACAGGACCGGTAACTTCAGCATTGCTGATTGTGGTACTGTATACTATTGAATAATTGCCTAATTGAGCCAGTGTTGCTGTTTCATCTATAACATTCGTAGCTGTACCACCGTTAGATGACACAGTAGGTCCTACAGTGTATGTATTAACCACTGTGTTGTCGCTCTCTCTTCTAATTGTTATTGTGGTTGTAAGAGTGGTTACTCCACTGCTGCCACCTGCAGATACATCACTCTGGACTCTCACACCTGCATTTACGGTATCAGTGCTCATTCTAACTGTGTAACTGCTAGCTGGCTGTGTTACTCCTGTAATACTAGCATGATAATTAGAGTCTTTAGTCCATGAAGAAGGATTTGAAATTAGAGCTCCTTCTCCTTGATCTGCTGTACCTGTTGTGGTGATTCTATTTCCATTATTTTCAAAATTAATCAGTGTGGCCAATCTTGTGGATGCTGTACACACTCCGCTAAAACCATTGTACGTAGTAGTTCCCCCTGTTGGAACGTATCTAGTGCCTCTGTAGGTCACTGCAGTGATATCAGTGAGAGCCCATTCTCCAGGAAATATACTCATTCCCCAACTATTATTCACTATGGTAGGATTTTTTCTACCGGTAGCAGCGTTTACAGATTTATTTTTATGAAATTCTCTTATATAATCGAACGTGTATTGAAAATAAGGATATGAATTACCAGCATCATAATAGATATTGTAAATGTTGGCATCTCTAGCCCAACCTTGAGTATTTCCTGCCACAGTACCCGACACGTGTGTAGAGTGACTTCCTGTACCATATGCATAGTTTCCTGGAGATGTCCCCCTCACTGCGGTATTATGTTGTTCCCAATTGTACTGAACAGTTCTATTAGAACCACTGCTTCCATTTGTATTGGAGTTATATTCTGGATGACCCCATACAATACCATTTTCATCACAAATTACACAGTCCACATTTCTACCTGTTTGAGTCAACGTTATTGTGCCACTCACTGCTGGAGTACCTGATCCAGTACCTTCGTATCCTGTACCACCCCATCCAGATCGTTGAGTTCCTTCAGTGCATCTTAATAGAGCAAAATTTTTCATGTTGTTGCTGGTTCCGCTAGATTTATCCCATGCATCACTGGTTTGTTCTGTGGCATATAATCCAGCCTTGATTCCTAATTCGTCAGGATGTAATTCTACTGAGTTAACTCTAGGGTCTGTTCTTAATTGTGAGGCTTCCCAATCGGTTAATCTATAAACTGTGGCACGACTTATGGGTTTACGTTCTAAACATTCTATTTTTCTAGTAAGTTCGAGTCCTTCTGGGGTGCTGTTTAAAGTTTCTAATTCACTGTATAAAGATTCTAAATCTTCATAGTTATGAACCATGACACAATATTTTTTAGTAACTACATATGGCTTTGACGTTGACGCTCTAGTAGACATTTTAAGCCTCCAATTGTACTACGGTCAATGTAACTGTGATTGCTGCAGTGGAACCACTTTTATTAGTCACTGCTAATTGTATATTTGTGCTAGGAGATGTTTCATTGCTGAATCCTATTGCTCCTGGACTGATTAATATTGTTTGTGATGCTGTAGAAATTACTTCAGCAATTACTCCAGATCCTGGAGTTGGATCAGCACCTTCTGCTCTACTAGCATCTGATGTTCTAGCAGCAGTACTGACATAAATTCTTACCCATGCTGCAGCTGATGTTGTAATTTTATACAACATGTAACCTTTGTATCCTGTGATAGTTAGATCACCTGTAGCACCATTTGCTAAACTGGATGTTGTGCCTGAAACAGTGCCTCTACTGTTGCTGCCACCACCACCACCACCAGTTGCTGTGATAGTTAATACATCTCCACTCACTGCTGTGGTAATACCCGTACCACCTGCAATTTTTAAAGTTTCTCCATTATTAAGTGTGGTACCTGTGGAATCATCTCCTACAAATGTCATTGTGGCTTGAGGCACACCTGTGATGGTCAACACATCTCCACTCACTGCTGTGGTGATGCCCGTGCCACCCGCGATCTTTATAGTTTCTCCTGAATTTAATGTTACTCCTGTAGAATCATCTCCTACTACAGTTAATATATTTGATCCACTGGCTGTTCCAGTGATAGTTAATATATCACCTGTCATAGATGTGGTTACTGTGCCTGCACCTTTTATTTGTACAGTTTCACCATCTGAAATTCTTGTGCCTGATGAATCATCACCTACAAATGTAATACCTTGTGCTGCTGATAATCCTGCAGCAGAAAAATAAGCTAGGGCTGCCCAAGCTGATGAACCATTTCCAATTTTAATTTTATATGTATCTGTTTCAAAACCAATTTCACCCTGACTTAATGTAGGATTGGTTGAAGTCCAGTTTGCTGCTGTGTCTCTTCTTACTTGTATTTTATTTGCCATGTTATGCTCCGCCTCCGTTTACTGATGTTTCTCCTTCTCCATATGTTGAAGAGCTAGATCCACCATCTAGATTCAAACCTGTTAAATCATAAACAGTTGCAGTTGCGCCTCCATCTATATTTAACGTCACAAGCGTGGTTCCACTTATAGTAACATTACCTTCTGCATCTGTAGCAGTGGTTATACCGTTAGAACCCACAAATTTAATGGTATTTCCTGTGGATATTGCACGTTGTGTACTGTCATCTCCTGCCACACTAAAAGTAAATGCTGTGGGACCAGTAATTGTTAGTGTATCTCCGCTCATAGCAGTAGTGATGCCACCGGATCCCGTTATTTTAACAGTTTCTCCGTCTGAAATTCTTGTACCACTACTATCATCACCTACAAATGTTAATCCTTGTGCTGTGGCTTCTCCTGTAGCAGTGATAGTTAGAGTATCACCTGTCATAGATGTAGTAATTCCTGTACCACCTGTAATTTTTACAGTTTCATTATCTGCAATTCTTGTGCCTGTGCTGTCATCGCCTACGAACGTAATACCTTGAGCTGATAAACTAGAATTACTGTTACCTCCATCTGGCCTATATAAACTAATTTTATATCCTGTAATTTTTATTTCAGATTCAGATCCACTAGCCTGTAAGAAAACCTGATTGCCTTGAATATATGTAGACCATTCTAAATGAATTACACCATCTGTAGATAATTGCGGACCTGTTATAACGTGTGCATCATTACTATCATGTACTACAATAACTTCTGATATACTTGATTGATTGTTGTTGCTATCGTGTGCTGAAATTGTATAAAAAACAGCAGTAGTATCAGTTATATGAAAAGAATCTACAGTTGTTGCTGCAGATGATGCAGTGACAGTACCGATAATTTTTTGATAATCTGTTTCGTCATTTGATTCTGTATCCGACAATAATGATTTATGTAATTTTAAATTTAATGTTCCACCGGTAGAACGTGCTTTTAATCTAACTAATCCATCGCTAAGATCAGCAGTAAAAATTACAAAACTTTCATCACTGCTGCTTAATACATTGTAAGTGGTTATATAAGCATCAGAACCATCATGAACCATGGATATTTCAGCAGTAAGATAATGATTTTGTATTTGAGCGCCTTCATCGGAAACTAGTACAAAATATTTTGCTGATCTATATTCGTTAATAGACCAAGTGTCTATTACTGTTTCCGCAGTGGATAAATTTTCATATCGTAATGTGGCTGTTCTTCCTAGAGAGTTTCTTCCAGTGCTATCACGCAAAGGAAGTCTATAACATTGTACACTGTTTATTGCAGAATTTCCTGTAATTTTATATAATAAATTATTTCCAACCACTTCTATAGATATTATAGGTCCTTCATTAACAGAAATATTATCAGAGCCAACTACAGCAGATTTAGATATAAATGCTTCTAATCCGTCATGCACGATACTGACTTTTGAAGCAATTACTGCATTGCGTACTTCGTCTCTATAAACTTGATAATATAATGCTGAACGTATATCTGATGTTGAAAAAGAATCTATAGTTTTTTCTGATGTGTCTATACCTATTTTAGAAATAATTTTAGCACTTGCATCTAGCATTGACGAAGGAGTATTAATTCTTCCGCTGAATATTAATCCTGTCTTGCTGGAACTGATTGTTTGATCTCCTATGTATACAGTTCCAGATCCAAAATATCCTGTCTTAAATCTTTTGGTTAATGATCCTAAATCTAAAGTGTCATCCGTGGTAGGAATTATTGAAGCATTGGTAGTGATAACACCTGTTCCTGAAGTACTAATTTCAATGTCTTCATTGGATCTCTGTCCAGTAATTTTATTGTCGTCTATCAACAAACCGCCTGTGTTTAAAGAATCTATAGAACTTGTGCCAGTAATGGTTAGAACGTTTCCAGATATTGATGTATCCACAGAACCTGCACCCACAATTTGTAGAGTTCCGCCATCTGCAATTGCTGTACCGGTAGAATCATCTCCAATAAACGTTATACCCTGTGCAGGATTTGATCCATTGATTGTTAATACATCTCCACTCACTGATGTGGTTATGTTAGAACCACCTGCAATTTTAAATGTTTCACCAACGGTCACTGCTGTGCCGGTACTGTCATCACCTACTATAGTGATTGCAGTGTCAGTTTTTTGAGCATATCCTGTTAAATTAGGACCTGTAATGGTTAAAGTATCTCCTGATACTGCTGTGGAAATATTTTGAGTGCCTGCTATTTTGATTGTCTCACCAGAGTTTACTGCGGTTCCAGTTGAGTCATCTCCAACAAATGTGATCGATTGTGCTGTGTTCTGTGCATCGATGTAGGCCTTGACAGCTTTAGCCGAGGGCACAGTGTCATCGCTCGCAGACACCGAGGCAAGGTCGGTGTCGATAACTCCAGCGGCAAAGTCCGCCACTTCTATGTTTGAAATGGAATTGCCCGTGCCGTTGGCGTCGATGGTCTTGTTGGTCAATGTATCTGTTGTAGCTTTTCCAACCAAAGTGTCA